AATTGTCTCTTAACTTTTGATCCCAAGACAAAAATCCTTTAGTGCTAGTATACCCACCTATATCCTCAATAACACCAGTTATCCTAGGTGCGCTTTTACCACTAACAGCTGTTCTAGTTTGATTGACAATGTTTACCGGGAAGGATACGTTATACCCAGCACCGCTAGATGTCACATTTACTAGTTTTATAGATCCAGCTGTAAACTTAGAGGTTAAGACGGCATTGCGGCCTTTAAAGCTACCACTACCGTCAGGAATATCCAAGGGAGATATCTCAGAATCTACCGCTTTAATGTTTGGAAGATTATCGATGTAGTTGCCTACTGTTACGTTTAAAGTAGCTATAGATCCTGTAGTTCTTTCTATGGTACCCAACGCACTCACTAAACTAGTGGAAGAATTTGATGAAGCTAAATTTGAACTTACGATGCCTGAATTGGAACTATATGTTGGACCGTGGTTGATTGGCGTATCTTTAAGATCATTGATGGTATCAACGTAAGCGTTAATCGTTTCCGTGTTTGAAATTGTAGCTACGGTCGCAGAACCAATCACGGCATTACTAGATGGAGAACCTCCGGAGACCGTAATTACAGTAGCTCCTATAGTATAACCACTACCACCATTTACTACATCAAATGTTACAACCTCATCAGACGTCTGTGCAATTACGCCCTTAGCACCAGATCCTCTTGAACTAGTTAAGTTTACTAGATCACCAATCTGATGACCAGTACCTCCACTTGTGCCTGAATCCCCAACCACTACTCCTGATAGTGGACCTGTCTGACTAATAACATATCCACCAATACTAGATTCGGAAATAACATTTTCAAAATCTACAAAGGTACCAGATACCTCGGTTAATCTCAACTCCTTAACTTCTACACCACTTTCAAAGATAGTAAGAATTTCTATAACACGACCTGTAGCACCAGATGTTTGGCCAGTAACCACTAAGGTTCTAAGATTGTCAAGATTGCCTGTAAACGGACCCCCTAACCTAAGCAAAGTATCTTTACGCCATCTTCCGTCAGACACTCTTAGAATGTTTTCTTTAGGATCGTATACTTCTACGTCTTCGTCATAAAGTATTCTAAACAGCAACTTGTACGCAGCGCTAGTACCTTTTGACAAATATAAATCTTTTATTCTTTTGGCAACTACCCTTTTGTCTGCCTGCATTGTTTTAGGAAACAATGGAAGGACTTCTCTTCTAAAGTATTCGTAGAACTTGTCTAGATCAGTAGTATCAATATCTTGATTAACCAATAAGTTTTTAGACGCGTCGGTTACCTGACCGGACGTTTCCATCCACTCATAATATGCTTTTAAAAACGCAACAAGATTAGGACCTTCCTCGGTTAAGTACTGAGGAAGCTGAGACTGTACTAACGTTGATATCTTCTTATCAGTAGCCATTAGTATGTTAGTATATTACTACCTTGTCCGGTTTCTGTAGACGCAGTTTCTCGAGTAGTTGCTGCAACGGATGTAGTTAAGGCCTCTGTCAACAACGACTTGCTATTAACAATGGTAATAGACGCATCTGCAAGCTGCATAATTTGATTTCGGAAAGTTCTTATGTTTTGTAACCTAGGCTCTACATTAACTTTTACTGCATCACCGGTATAACCGGTTATCCTTAACGCGTTAACATTAATCACTCCTGCCTCATAATCTACTGAGCCAGCATCTCGTAAGACATAAATCCTTTGCTTTTGTTCAAGTCTATAAATTCTTAAAGCACCGTATCCATCATCATCAAAGTAACAAGTATATCCTTTGTATGTGAAAGCAGATGACGACACCGCAAACTTGTGTCCTGGGTGTGGATAATAAAAAGGATTGTTAAATCTTAAATTATATTTTGTTGACGAGGTTGTATTTGGTATAAACCTTTTCTGCATAAGTGTGGTAATAGACACAGCTTTAACGCTATCATCTATACCATCAACTTTTTTGGTTAGCTCGCTAGTAAAGAAATTAGAGTTAAAAATTGATAGACTGTCATCATTAAACGTGGATAAAGTATTCTCGACTTGAGACAGTAGCGTCCCTGCATTCTTTGTCGTTATTGTGGGATCATATTCCACGCCAATGGCTGGTACTATGTAAAGATAAGTTGGGTCTACAAACTCAGGCTGAATAGTAACTAGATTCTTTTCTCTAAGAAGTTCCACCAACTCTTGCTTTCTCAGCTTAGTTAATGTAACAGCTCCCCTTGGCTTAGCGCTTATAAAGACCTTACCGTAAACTCTCGGATAGTTTTGTTCTCCGCCCCACGCACTAACTGCTTGGAGATCTGGGGCCTCCTTAAGAAGGATAGCCTTGTAGTCTTCGATAGTGACTGCTCGATTTTGTGATTGGAATGTCCTAGGAGCAGTAAACTTTATAGAATTGATAGACTGTGGATTAGAGCCTCCTGAAGCTCTACTTGCAACGGATATAGAGTAGTCCGTCACGCCACCAATGTTAGCAGGTCCTGTAAAACTGCTTGTACCGTTAAGAGTTGGACCGTTACATACATTATAATTCAATCTAACAATATTACCATCAGTCAGTTGCTTGCCAAGAATGCCATCCCCAAACGACACCTCGAAAGCTCCATCGTTATTTTCAGTTAAGTAGTAGATGGCACTGTTACCGTTAATAGCAGCAATATTTTCATTTAAATTATAAATCTGACTATTAGTGTTACTAGAAGACTGCTGAACGGTTACTTTCAACGACGTTGTGTCGCAGTTTTCGTTGCTTAAAAGATATCTTGCAGGGTTTACCGAGCTAACATTATACGTCTCTTGTACCGGATCACCCTCTCTAACTACCATGTTTGCAATATAGTTGGTGTTTGCATCTTGGGTAAACGTAGTGCTATCCATACTATAAAACGAATACTGAATACCATTAATGGTACTAGTAAACAATGTATTAGCGGGAGCAACTATTGATGAAGGACTGCTGCTTGGGTTTAGGGTAACACGAAGCGTTGCACGAGCCCCTCTAGCTGATGATGGAGTGTATCCCAACATCTTAGCTCGGCTAACTACATTGTTTCTAATTATAGCTGTATCTAAAAAACTTTCATTAGACGCCATGTTGGTGTAGATAGAGTTGTAGTAAGTGTTGTAAGCCAACAAACTAATAATCGTCTGCATACCGCTAGACTCAAAGTCATAGTCTTGAAAGTCTGTTTGACTTGACAAATAAGATTGAAGATTGTTTTTAATCTTATCGTAATCTATATCTGTTACTATAAGTGCGTTGTTGGCAGCCATTATCGTACTCTTTCTATTTCTACGTCTAGTTCTACTGGAAACCTAGAGTTGATAGGAAGAAACCGTATGGTAATATCGATACCGTTCTCGTCTGGTTTTACTGATACGTTGGTTTCTATTATCTTAGCACGCGGTTCATACTTGCGTACACTATTCTCTATTTGTGCTTTTAATACCTCATCTAGCAAAGGGTCATTAGCATTTTCAAACAACATGGCTATAATGTTACCGCCAAAGTCTGGAAGGTATGGCCTTTCGCCAAAGTTGGTTAATATGTTTGCGCGGATTGCTCTTTTAATAGCTTGTTCATTCTTAAGCACAGGTAATCTCCCGGTGACCGGGTGAGCTGTAAAAGAATAGTTAACATCGCTAAAGACAATCTCACGCAATAAAGGATTTGTTGCACCGTTTCCAGCCATGAGACCCAACTGTTATTTTTATTTCTATTTATCGCTGTTCTTAGCAGCTTGGATCTCTTGACGCAAAACTTTACACAACTTAGCCATTTCACTTAGAGATTTACGTGCTCTAGTTCCTGCGGCCTTGTTGCCTGCTTCAAACTTTTCCATATCAGTTTGAAGTGCCTGGTAATGTTGATCGAACATTTGCTTGCTAGTCATTTTATTTTCCTTACTCTGGTTTAACAAATTGTGATACGGTTTTACTTAAAAGCGCTTTGCCAGACTCGGCTGCATTAATGCATTCGCTTACCGAGCCTGTATTAAAAAACTTATCTGATTCCATCAGATCAGCTACCTTTGTTTGTAGTGTTTCTATTTGGTTTAACACTGTCTGCTGCTTTGATTCTGCTGTTGCTAGTGTTGCTTTAGCTTTGGCTACAGCATCGCCTAGGTCATGGTCTATAACTAAGAATACTTCACCAGAAGTACCATTAGCAGCAGTGGCTATCTCTTCTTCTATGAACTTACCTTTTGCTCTTGTCAGTCTCAGCTGCCACACTTCAAACCCAAGAGAAAAGTCCTGTACTGCATTCTGCACCAACCCTAGTGCTTGGCTATCGTTACCAACAATAACTTGCCCAGGTAGTGATGTGTGAGCGCCTGTAAAAGGCTCTTTAAGTCTAAGAAGTACGCCCCCCGGGCTACACATCCGTAAGTTGTCTTCAGCCGCTTGTATAGCTTCAAGTATCTTTTTAAGCCCTTCGATATAAAAATCTAACTCTACAAAACTATCAACCATAGAGATTAGGTTAGGCTCTATACTATGTACTAACATTTTAGTTGCTAAGTCTGCCATTACTTCTTCGCCTTAATTACATAATGAACTGCCAAGTATGGTGGAAGCGTTTTTATTCGATATACGTCATCGTTTGTACCAAGATCAGTTCCAGTTAACTGCTCACCATCAACAGAAGTAGTGGTGCTGGTACCGCTATCGCCAGTATTAATTATTAAGTTGCCATGTACGGTATCGTCAAATTTATCACCAGCCTCATTTACATTACGCTTCTCTCTACCACCCTTTCCACCAATAGATGCAGCTGCAGCGTCTGTTACTAGGTCGTCTATAGTTGAGTCGCTATCATAATCAGAATCTTCTTTGACTTCACTGCTAGACACACCAAGCGGGAATCTACTTCGCATATCTGGTACTTTAAATGTACTACCACTACCACCAAAGTTATATCCAATCACTTCAAACAGGGCCTTGTAATCGCCAGTAGTAGAATACGATGCGCCATCACAGGGAAGATAGCATTTAGGAGTATCTACAGCAGGGGTTCCACCATATGGTATAATAAGACCAAGTGGTAAAGGATCACAGCCACCACCGGGTGCACCAGATCCTGCTAACTCACCACAATGCTCAGTAATGTCTTCAATCAATTCAGCAATAGCTTCTAGATTACTTTGAGCAATTGCATTTAGTGCTACACAATCAGTATTGTTCTCTATCTCTGAAAGAGTACGGTCGATAATATCGCCCCCCGGCACAATTGGGTTGTCAATTGTTTCAGAGACATATTCTCTAATAGGACTTTCTGTTAGTTCTGTAAGAGCAGTGAGTATTTCAGGATCGACGTTGACAATATTGGATATTGCTTCAACCAGCGGTCCAATATTAGGATCACTGATAGTTTGATTTAATGTAAGAACAAGTATTAGGTTATCTAACGGATCGTTAATACTGTTAGCAAGTTCTTGTACTACAGTCTGTAAATCTCTAATCGTATCGTTGAGAGCGGTAATTGCTGTGTCTTCAAGACCAGGATCTAATCCATATTTGTCAACAAAGTCTACTAGTAGACTATCAGCCAGATCCGCTAACTGTAATAATGCATCAGCTAAATCAGGAGCTAGATTTACTACTGCCTGTTCGACCTTAGGTAAACAAGTATTAATCATTATCCAATCCTCACCACAATACCATCAATCACTGTAATAGTACGACCAGCATGATCTGTAAAGGTACCAGTAGCACCAGTGTCGGTACCTAGTTTACCATAAACGAATAAACCGCCCTCTACAATACCAACCGAAGCAGTACGTAAAGTAAATGCATCTGTCACCATCAGCATATTGCGACACTTCATGTTGATATCAAATCCAGTAGTTAAGTTCCAATCCTTAGCAGCATACGTTAGTTCATCATCTAGAGTGACATTAACCTTTCGCTTTACGACCTTAGTAGTAAGACGCCCCTGCTTATCGATATCAACGTACGTACCAGTTCTATGGTACATGTGCAATCTTTCGCCCCCCGGGGTATCATCAACTTCTACAATGTGGCCACTCTCACTCTCATACACATGATTATAAGGATAACGTACTTTAAAGTCTAACCAAGTCTTACTTGCGCCTTCCCCAGGACTTCCTTCATTTGAATCATAGATTGGTTCTTCCCAAGCAACTCCTCTTGCAGTACCAATACCAGTCGCTTGTTGTTTCTTTTTCGTTTCGATATTCTTATGTTCAAAATCTTCGTCATTACGCGCGAGCCGATTGACATCAGGTTCATTGATATCCCAGCTATCTGTCGGGTGCTTCCTTGGGTAGATTGTCTGTGGGTCGTAGAATCCTTTATTTGGCCCTTGGCTGTATTGTAAAGGTATCCCAGGCAACGCCCCCATCACCAAAGGCTCTCTGCCAATCTCCCCATCCAAAAACATTCCCATCACCCAAGTGCCTCTAACAATGCCAGTGACAGGCCCCCCGATGCCACTATTAGGTGCTGAGTGTGCAGGCTGCATAACTTGAGCCCATGGCAAATCAGTTACTGCGACCCCCGGCTCATCTCCTGAACCAGATGTCTGACTAGTATGCCAGCCAAATATCCGAACACGCAGCCTTCCTAATTTGATAGGATCCTCAATATCCTCAACGACCCCCATCCACAGTACTGGGTTGAATCCAAAAAATTCCTGCTTAACTTTCATAATAATGTTTACCCGTAAAGGCCATGGTCAAAAGGTAGACCACTAGGCTGCTTAGGATATGATTCCTTACTGCACGATAGAATGGTAAAATAGTTTTCTTCCGCGATTCGGTATACGTGTCTGATAGATGTAACAATGAAGTTAGGATCTGGGTCCCACTGCAGAAGATATTTTGACATCTCAGTTTTTATCTGAGTAGGCTGTGCTATGTATAACAGTAAATGGTCCCCCGCCATCAAATCAGTAGTGCCAGGAGTAGTAATATCAACAGTGTGAGAAGATAAGTTACGCCGTTCGTGTAAATGCTTGTTTATGAACTTTTGTCTTTTACGCGGAGCCGAGAGATTTGGATCCGCAGAAGCACGCCCCCCGAGGTATGAGATCGATGGATAGGTCTCACCTTCTTCCTCAAGCTGCGTATATAACAACCGCCTATGACTCGCCCCCGGGCGTTTACCAGTTGCAACTCTCCCATTGTCTGCCATCCACTTCGACCCACCACCTCTCTGCATATGCTCTAGCTTGTCAAAGTCCTTAACGTAATCGAACTGATACTTGTCCTTCTCTTCGATTGGGTTCACTTTGAATCGTTTTAGGATTGGGTCGATCAGATTGACTTCGTTCTTAGTCTGTCCATCCATCAGCTCGCCTATGTGATCAACATTATCTTTGAACGAGAACTGACTGATGATCTTAGCAGGAGCTTCTGGCTTACCCTTAGCTGTCCCTTCGAACAAGTCTTTGTCTGCTGGCTCACCCAAGTAGTACTGATACTTAGGAGCTTGCTTGAATAGACTGCTGATTGTCCTTAGGTTGAACTGATCTCTGTTCTCCCAGAACAAATAAGACGAACACTCTGGGTGTGAAGATGACTGTATCTCACTACACAGCTCGTATATAAACTTGGCTGGTTGCTGTCCTGATCCTATCTTAGAGTAGATCATCGAGCTGTTGCTGCCACCATCTACTACTAGACTCTTTGTTGCTGCTAGGTACTTCTGAAAGACGTTCTGAACGACTGCGATTGGATTCTGCTTAATGTATGGATCATATACCTGCTGCAGATTATTGTTGATACCCTCTATCGATATCCCATGTAGTACATATGCGTGAGTTCTCTCTTTGATAGTGATGCGCTGACTGACTTTGTATATGTGAAAGATCTGAACGTACTGAGTCTCGTTTGGATTCTTATATGTGAACACCAAAGTCTCATCACCGGTGATAGGCAGCTTGTCAAATAGACCAAGACCATCAACAATCATCACCTCGATCTTCATGAAAGGACTATACACATCCTCAAACCAATTGATCTCAGCAACCATCTCATTAATCTGTTCCGTTCCTCCTATAGGAGAAGACAGAACCATCTCAAAGTCGAGACCATGAGGTTCATAAAACTGTTTAGACATCTTTAGCTAACCTGACTGCAGCATCCAGTCCTTGTATCACAGGGTTAAGATACCTTCTGTCAAGTATCTTAATCTCTCTTTTCGAATCATTAAGTTCAAGCTCGTACGTATACTTATCAACTGCTCTACGTAGAGAAGGAGACGTTGCATTGTATGTCTCCTCATCAACAATCAATCTCTTCTCAGGAATGATAGTACCGTCAAATAAAACTTTGTGCTCTCTCAGAATTTTTTCGTACGAGTGATTGGTTCTCTGAGCTTGTTCGATCGATCCATACTTTTTCTTAACGTAACGATCTAGTGATTGACTGTCGAGAGGCCAATCCCATTGTGGATCAATCATGTTGTTTGTCAGAAACAGTACCCAATCCATAGTAGCATCTTCATAGTACTTATGTGCGATTATGTCGGGTTTATCGCCATCTTTGATCGTATAGTTGTATATTACAGCTGATTTAAGTCTCAGTACTTCATTGATCTTAAACCTGACTGTTATGTTGGACACCAGCGTTTTTTTACCATTTTTCTTCAAATCGTAGTTTGCGGTGGGATAGTCAGAAAAATAGAATCTAGCCATGATTACCGTCCTGCCTCTATCTGTTTCTTGGTAATAATATCCAATTCCTGGAATGTCATACTGATACTGACTGCTACTGGTGCTCTATTAGAATGGAACAATGATCCGTCTTGAGCTGTGTAATTTACTTGGAAATCAGTTAGTACAGACGTTCCTATCTTAAAAAGATAAGAGGTATTAGAAAATTCTATGTCGAACTCATCTGGGTAGTTAAAAAAATGACCGCTCTCAATAAATTCTGGAGCCATCGCTAATTTGAACTGTTTGATGATGTCCTGTAAGGTAGCACTCTCTCCTTCATTCTTTGGTATCAGCTTATAGTTAAACTGATGAGTCCTCATATCGACTCCTTCAAACAATACTGCTAGGTGTGGATTACGAGCGACTCCTGCTGTCTGTAACGTACCTTGAAGTCCTTGTCCTGCTGCTTCACCTGCTACTGCTCCTCCAATACCTCCAATAGCACCACCAATCACAGTAGACAATTGTTCTTGAGCTAATGCTGCTCCTACGTTCTTAATAGCTCCTTTCAAAGACTCCTTTCCACTCTCTGTAGAAAGCATATCAGATACAGATGTTAATGCACTCTCTCCAGCTGCTACCTGTTGAGCTAGTGCTCCTGCAGGACCAATTGGCATATTAGCATACTTTGCATTATATCCAGTTGATAATGCTGCAGGGACAGGAAGTGATATTACAGACTTTACATTAGTACTAGGAGCTGTTAGCTTAGATGATCTTTCTCTCTTCTTAACCTTGAATAAAATAAAATGCTTATCAAGGTTAGCAGGAAATGCAAGACCTTGTACCGAAGGACCGCCTTGTTCTACTGCTCCTAGTGCATCTTGCACGGAAGGAGGAGATGGAATGTTACTTATTGGCATTTTTGTTCCTAAATAAAGGATGAAGACACATAAGGGATACTATAAGCCAAGACATCGTGAAAAATACATTGGAGATCCCGATTGTATTATTTATAGGTCAAGTTGGGAAAGGATGTTCATGGTTTACTGTGATAACAACCCTAATGTACTAGAATGGTGTAGTGAAGAAGTAGTTATCCCATACAGATCTCCCTTGGATGGTCGCTTACACAGATATTTCCCTGACTTTCTGATTAAAGT